CTAGAAAATTTAAAAGTAGAGAATAAAGGACAATCTGAAACATTAGAGAATATGGAAGGTATGATTATAAAACTTATTAATAGATGGAATCAATCTGATGATAAATTAGATAGAAAGTTTGATGCTCTTACTAAAGAAGTAAATGATTTAGATAATCAAGTTTCAGAAATAAAAGGTTCTCTTAGCAGAATAAATGGGAAGCATTAATGGATAGTTTAAAAGTTTCAGCTTTATCGTTTGCTAACTATGGCATTCATCTAGCTAATATTAATTTAATACTGCAGTTAGTCATAGGTGTTATGACTATTGTGTATTTAAAAGCATAAGGAGTAAATAATTATGTTAATGAAAATGATTGCAGATGAATTGCTATCTGATAGTACAAAAGATGAAATTATTGATGAACTTAATAAGTCTATTGATATTCCAATAATTAGTGAAAAAACAGAAAAAGCTATTCTTGAAGCTTTATGGAAGATTATTAAAGGTATTTTAATGAAGAAGTTAGGTGTATAATGCCTAGGGCAAAAAGAAAACCTAAGTCTCCAGCTTGGACAAGAAAAGCAGGAAAGAATCCTAAGGGTGGATTGAATGCTAAGGGTAGAGCTAGTTACAAAAGACAAACTGGAGGAACTTTAAAAGCACCTGTAAAATCTGGTGACAATCCTAGAAGAGCTAGTTTTCTTGCTAGAATGGGTGGCATGCCTGGCCCTGAAAGAAAGAATGGTAAACCTACAAGGTTGTTACTTTCTTTAAGAGCTTGGGGTGCTAGTTCAAAAGCAGATGCTAAAAGAAAAGCTAAAGCTATTAGTGCAAGAAATAAAGCTAAGAAAGCAAGGGGCAAAAAGAAATGAATAAAAAAGTAAGAGCACCTAAAGGTTATCATTGGATGAAGTCTGGCTCAAGTTACAAACTTATGAAACATAGTGGTAAGTTTAAAGCTCATAAGGGAGCTAGTATAATGGCTGACTTCAAAGTACAAATGAAACACGCTAAGCCAAAAAAGAAATAATGGCAACGGCTAAGAAAAAAGACCCTGCTAAGTGGGCTAGGGCTAAGGCAAGAGCAAGAGCTAAGATGGGTGGGCACTCAGCTAGAGCTATGCAACTTGCAGTTAAATATTACAAACAAGCAGGTGGTAGGTACTCTGGTAAAAAAACCTCTAGCAATAAACTATCTAAATGGTCTAAGCAAAAATGGGATTACGTTAGCAAGGGAGACAAGAAAAAACCTAAGAAAAAACGTGGTCGTTACTTACCTGAATCAGTTAGAAAAAGTCTAAGTCCTAGTCAAAAGAGTGCTACAAATAGAGCAAAAAGAAAAGCATCTGCCTCAGGAAAAAGAAAAGCTAAATATAGTAAATCAGTAGCAAGGAAGGTTCGCAATGCCTAAGTTTGGTAAAAGAAGTAAAGAAAGATTAAAAGGTGTAGACCATAGACTTATCAAAGTATTAGATGAGTTGATTAAGATAATGGATGTTACTATTATAGAAGGTTTACGAAGTGAAGAAAGACAAAAAGAGTTATTGGAAAAGGGAGCCACGAAAGTAAAGTATTCAAGGCACATGGAGGGTAAGGCGGTAGATTTAGCTCCCTATCCAATAGACTGGAAAAATAGAGATGGATTTCACTATATGGGTGGAATGATAAGAGGTATAGCTCATCAACTAGGTCTAAAGATAAGATGGGGTGGTGATTGGGATAGTGATGGAGATGTAAAAGACAATGGCTTTGATGACTTAGTTCATATAGAAATAAGAGATTAAATGCCAAAAAGATTTTTTACATTAAACAACTTCGGAAGAGGGATTAATAACGTAAAGAACCCTAGAGATTTAGCTGTTGGTGAGTCTGCAGAGTGTATAAATTGGAATGTTTCTAAGAATGGAGAGTTGATACCACGCTCAGAATGGCACACAGCAACCGATGGTTCAGCATTGACACTAAGTCAGAATACGGTTCCTGTGCATACAGCATCTTTAAATCCCGGATATGGCTTACATTACTTTGAAGCAGATGACCCTGTTGGAGTTAGGGGTTTTTTAGCAAGGGCAAACGGATTAGACCAGACTGGAGCTGACCATGTATTAGTAGATGGCTCAAACCCAGATGGAAACAATAGGTATGCTATTGTATTTCATAGTGGAAATAAAATATTTGTAAATGACCAAAATTTCTTTACTGAAAATAATATAATTCCACCAAATTCAACTGGATTACCTGTAAAAATAGTTATTTCAGGTGCGTCAAATTCAGCAAACAATGGAACTTTTACCGTTGCTAGTGTGCCAACCAGTTTAGTAAGCGGTACAGAATTTTACGCTTCAAATGGAATCACGCAAAACTTTAATTTTTCTAGTGGTAGCACAACCATAACTCCAACTTCTCCTAATGATAACATATTAGTTGGAATGGTTATAGAAGGTGTAGGTATAGACAGTAATGAAACTGTAAAAATTTCAACTAAAACCGGTTCAGGTTCATCTTTTACTATTTCTCATGCGACAACTGCAAGTGTAAGTGATAAAACTTTTTCTTTTAAAAGTACTTTTGAAGCAAGTGGTGGATTGTCTGGAACTCAATTACTACTAGTAGAAGAAACTTTGGTAGATGAAATTGTCGCAAATAATACAGAAATATCATTTAAAAGAACAGGTTTTGTTGGTGATTTCTTTTTAGCATTAGGAAATGTTGATGATGGTAAGGTAGATGTTTATGTTGACAGTAATGATGATTTTACAACAGACGCTATTACGGTTTTAAATGAAGCTGATGGTAATGAAAAGCCAGAATTTGTTTTTTATTATGCAAACAATTCATTGAGAGTAGCTGACGGTAATCATAGAAATGAATCAACACCTAAATGGTATGGGCATATAGAAAGAGACCAATTTTTATTAAGTAGTGGTATAGTAGGAACTTCTGTAGAACCTAACATGTATGAAGAAGACAATACCTTAGCAAGACCTACTGCATGCAAAAGAACTGGTGGGGCTTCTTTAAATGGAACGGCTGAGTATAATGTAGCTGGAGGAGCAGGTTGGGGGTTATGTGTAGCAAAAAGCACAGAAGATGGAGAATGGGAAGGCAAGGATTATGAGTTTGGTGGTACTTTTATATATGACGGAAATCAAGAATCTTTAATACAAGAGTTTACAGGTGGTTCATTTACGCATGATGATGGTAAAAAGTTTGATATAAATGTTTATGCAAATACAACAGGTACAAGCTCAAGTAGTAATTACCCAAGAAGATTAAGTGGTGGTAGAATATATATAAGAGAAGCAGGTAGTAACGATGAATGGATTTTATTTGTTGATATAAGTATTAAGGATGGAGCTAGAGTTCATTTAGGAGATGAGTATTATCCTTGGAAAGCAGATGGTTCAGGAGAATTTAGAATATCAGACACAACTACTACGGGTAATTTTAATTTAAAATCTTCTAGGCCTAATATAGAAGACTATGTTTTATTAAATGGTTTTTCTCCATCAACTAAGCAGATAGCCTTTGGTCAAACAGGTTCTGGTTATAAAACAGCAGTAGTAGCAGGCTCAAGGGCTTTTGTTGCGAATGTGAAATATGATACTGGCGAGATTGGTTCTGCTTCAGAAAGCACATCGTTTGAGCACTTTGGAGACCGTATAATGTTTAGTGAGATAGACAAGTATGATACATTCCCAGTTCATAACAAATTAGATGTTACTAAAGGAGATGGAGAAGATTATAGTTGCTTAGCTTTTTATGCAGATAGGTTGCTTGCTTTTAAACAAAGAACACTTCAAATATTAAACATAGCTTCAGTATCTCCTGCTGGTTGGTTTCTAGAACAAACGGTTTCGTATGCAGGTGTGCAGTTTCCCTACTCTGTTTGCAATACAGAATATGGGATATTGTGGGCAAATAAAAATGGTGCATATTTATTTGATGGCTCTTCTGTTGCTAATTTAACCGAAGGAAAGATAGCAGACACAGGTCAAACGCTTATATCTGGAGTAGGATGGTCAAATTTTTCTAACGCTGTTGTAGGGTATATACCAGAAACAAAACAAGCTATATTTATAGACAAAGCTTTAGATGCTGAAGACGCTTTTTACTATGATTTTAGATACAAGAGTTGGTACTTTGGCAAAGATGCCGCTCCAAATACAAATAATGCTAGTTTTACTTTAGGTGATACTTACGATGCACATATATCTAACATGGTAAACGACAGTCAAGGACAGCTTATAGTTGCTTATGACACAGACACAACAAATGTAAATGGAGCTGGTACAGGTAAAGTAATATTGACTCATCATCAAACTACTGAGCAAGCACATACCTACTATAGATTGCAAACTCCAGACTTAGATTTTGGAGAACCGGGT